TCGCAGGTTTCTGTGATGTCAAATTCATTCTCAGACATTCTGTAAATATTTCGGGTTATTAGTCCAAATTTCCAATCAATTGAGTGACCAATCTCTAAATTTAATATTTGTTCCATAGCTGTTTATAGTTTTAATAGTTGTGTAATGAATGCATCTATATATAAATCAATAGCTTTCTCTATTAAGAATGACCTTTCTGTATGAGGGTAGTTCAGTGCTAACCTTCTCCAAATCTCTGTGAGATGTACATCGGGTTCTGCATATGCCCATACAATCTCTGTTACACCTTGATGAAAATTAAGACCGCATATGCCGCTTTTATCAATGTGTAGAAATACATATCTGTCATTGTCTACATCTTTTAGAATTTCAAATACTTTGTCCATAGCTGTTAATGTTTAATAGTGTTAATGAAATATCGCAGTTGGTCGGATGCTGCACCCCGATGTCATTAAGAATATTTAAAGTTAACTTTCCAAATCTTTGCGTAGCATTCTGTGAGTGTCTCAAAGTTTTTAACTTTCTGTTTCAAATCTTTGACATCTTTGTCGGTCAATTCTTCTAGGTCTTCCCAATATCCGTCTATGTCATAACCAATCGAATCATAGAATGCATCCGTGTACTCAAATAAGTTCTGTCTAGCTGTCTCATACTGCTTTAGCAGTTCTTTAATTTTGTTCATAGCTGATTAGATTGTAGTGTTGAAAATGTTGTTACTTCTAATGTCTTTTAACTCTGAGATGTGAAAGTCAGACTGTCTTATCTGTCCGTCATCAGTCACATATCTACAATAGGCGTGAGATCCGATGAACTGAATAATTTGTACCGACTTTCCGTTCATGTTGTTGTAGTTACTTTTTGTCTCTACAATTGCATTGATTATTACTTTTTCCATGGCTATAGATAGGTTTTAAGTTGATTAATTACATCATTGAGACTTGTTAAAAAATAAGTTGCTTCTAATTTGTCATTCTCAAAGTCGCTGTAAGTATTGTACACCATTAGACAATAATCTGAAAATTCGCCCTTGTAATTTGAAGGTATGTATAATTGCATTGTATACGTCTCAAATTTGAGTAGTAAGGACGGGCTTTCATCATTATACCAGGTATTATCTGTTGTCTCAAATTCGCCCTCGAATTCATACCTAAGTACATCAAGTACAAATTGTTTGTGTGTGTTCCAATAGAACGTATTAAATTTAGAGTTCATATCTGTTATTGTTTTAAGATAGGATGTAATATAATTGAGTCTCAGTTAGTACTTTAAATGCATCGGGCTTGCTGTAGCTTGTACGTTTGCCGTACTTGTTTATAAAATGCTGTTTAACGCTTATTTTTTGGTCAATTGTGAGTCTATGCCAATCATTATACAATCGGTTACCATTGTTGTATTTTTGACCATTTTTGCCAATAGTCACCTCAGAGTCACGAAGGTACAATTTAATGTACCCTAAGCTAGTTTTAATATAATACTGAGTCATAAGTTAGATAGTTTATAGTGTTTATAATATGGTTTGTCTCATCAGTTTAAAGGTAACTATATTTTTTAGGTAGTTTATTATAGAATTTTATTGTGTGACCCGAAGACCAACTATTCAAATAGACCTCTTTAATTATTGCGTATTTGTAGCCATTGGCTGATAAAATTATAGTTCCATAACCCAAAACACCCTCTTCTATTTCTTCAATGTGACCGCCTTTGTTCATATATTGGTCAATTAAATTTTGTACCGCTGTTGCTGTGAAAGTTTGCATAATTAGATAAGTTTTAATAGTTTAAAAATGTCGGTTTTTTAGGCTGACCGAAAACCTTTGTACTTTAGTGTACTAGAATGTATACCGATTTTTTGCCTTTTCCAAATGTACCCGAACATAGTCCACACTTACTGCAAGTTGACTTATAACCCGCTTCTTTTGATGCGGGACAGTTAACAATGCCGTCAATTTTTTCATCAGTCGCTATGAATGATCGGTAGCCCTCGTTTCTAGCTATTAATTCTTCAAAAATTGTGTGAGTCGACGCCATAAAGTAACCGCTCAAATCGTCTCTTTTTTGCCATTGGTGTGTGTAACCCGTCCAATTATCGCAAACGTTCACAATGTCGCTTATTAAGTCAGTAGGATGTAAGGACGGTTCACCATATGTACCAAATCTAACATATGTATTTTTAGACATATTTAATATTTGTTCCCTTATGTCGCTGTTATACGTTGGTATGTCATAAAAATCTTTGTAGTCTTTAATTACAGATTTAAGCATTGAAATAAATCCGACGTATTGATTGAATTTGTGTGTATAACATAACCCAAATGAGTTAAAAGGACAGTCTAGACAGTTACTGTCGGCACTGTTAAAAAATGTTTTCATGCCATCGTTTAAGCCTTGCAATATTAACTCAAATTGTGACCGACTAAATGTGTAACTTTGCACAATTTTGCGTTTTTTGTTTGCCTCAATTTTATCATTTGACGTTGTACCAAATCTGAAAATTTGAATAGTGTTTTCAGTTCTAAAAATAGCTCTCATTTTAGTATTGTTTAAAAGTTAGTTAATTAAAATTTATCTTTTTGGTTATTATATTCGCTTATAATACCATTTGCCGACATTAAAAATAATAATGTAACAGCACAAATAAAAAGTAAGAATTCCATTTTAGTAAAGTTTTAATAGTGTTAAAAAATTTGTGCCTATTTTGATATCGAAACCAAATAAGATATATATCTTAAAACCTATATAGGCAATTCGCCAAAACAAAATGTATAGGACAAAAAATGCTGATTATCATTTTTTACATTGCAATCCATTGCAATAACCTAAAGCCAATTAAGACTCAAAAAATTTTAAATTGGGTTTTCTATATCTGTTTCTCCTCGTTCCCCACAGATACGATAATTCGCTGTTCATTCGATTTATCCAATAATATGCACACGGGTACATATATCGCGCTCGTTTTTCTCATTTTAGTTGACTACGCCGCGCATCCCAATTTCCCACAAAATAAAAGAACTGTTACACTAGTATATATTAAGAATTTTAACCGCTGTCGTTAGACATGAACTTAACATATAGTACACCGTTTCAATACTTCACTTTTTTGTATCTTAACACTACCGCTTAATGTGTCACCGATGTATTAAGGATGTCACAAAGTTAAGACTAGTTTTGTTATTTCAAAACTTTTTTGAAAAATATTTTCATTTTTTTTAAAAATTTCTTGACTCGAAAAACTAGCAAAACGCTGAAAGCCCGATAAAACCTACATTCTTAGTTTTTGAGGATAGCAAAAAAAAATTTAGGATTGAGGAAAAAAAGAGGGGGGTTATACCTTAGTTTAGATTGTAAGCAAAGTACCTAAATGCAACAACGTTGCAGAAATAAATAGCAATATACGACAAAGGATCTCGCAGAAAAGAGATATATATACGACGTTTTTATGTGTTCCCTGGGCGATGTCTGAAAGTAAAAAGTAAACTATAAATAACAAAATAGTTTACAAAAAATCATTGGCTTATAAACTATGTTTGTGCAAATAGTTACTTATTGTAAAAAGTACAATAACATAAGATCAGTTATTGTAAAAAGTACAATAAGGTTAGTGTAAGTTTAACACTAAGGTTTGTTTAGATTGTAAGCAAAGCGACAGCAGCAGCGAGAGACATACGAAGTGTGCGACGTATACGGCAAACGATAGACAGACAGCAGCACAGCAGTAGCACATAGATATACGACAGCAACGACGTAACCGACGTCTACAAAAATGCCAAAAAATCCGACAAGCCAAGGCAAAACAGCACCCCCCCCCATCGAAAAAAATCCCACTTTCCGATAGCGGCCGGCTGCGCCAAACCGCTATAGTACCCAAAACCTCTATTTGTTTATTCAAAAATTTTCATTACCTTTGCATTCAACGTTAACAATTTAAACTTTATAGCTATGAGAGTAAAAGGAATTTCGAACAGTATTTACGGCAATTATGCTGGAGGAGATGGCTTGACCATGAAGAATGGCAGGTTGATTAACAATAGGCCATGTGGGGAGACTGGCATTGCTGAGATGGCAAGGGCTAGGAAGATGGCGAAGCGTGAGGAGAAGGTGAGTATGATAGCGGAGGGATATTCGAGGGGAGAGATGATGAGTGAGGCTAAGGAAATGATTATGTCATCGTATAAAATTAAGTTATGAAGAAGGAGATTATGTTAGGGATTGTACGCCATGGTTTAACATTTATTGGTGGTGTGTTGGTAGCGAAGGGATTGTTGGATGATGGTATTGCTGCTGAGATTATTGGTGGAATTATGACGATGGTCGGTGGAATATGGTCTGTTATAGATAAGAAGTAGTTAGTCAGTGTTTCATAATTAGTTTTGGTTTGGCATCCTTCGGGGTGCCATTTTTTTTTGGAATATTGGGGTTATAGACCACATCAACAATTTCATTTTTTGATACATATTTAATACAGGTTTTCAAGAATAATACATAAAACGTAGTGGATGTCGTGTACTATTTCTATATATTTCTTATTATTATTTAATATTATGTCGATTTCTGACATAAAAAATGTCAATAAAATGTCAATTATATTGATATAAATAATTGATTATTAAGAGAAATGTCGAAAATGTCGAAAATAAAACCAAAATGATATTTAAAAATAAATTCGCGTATTATAATAAAATATATATAGAATATAGGAAATGAAAATAGTAAAATCGGTTTTGGTTATTTCAAAAGTAGTATTATCTTTGTGGCATGAAGAAATATTTAATAGTTGCGCTTGCGGCATTCACCATTGAGGTGGCTTCGACTATGTACATAGCGACTGTAGCTGACAGAAGTGTTGCGATGATCTTTTGGGCATTCGTTGGTCCCTTTCTTGGGTTGCCATTTATTGCTTATCAGATTGAGGCAAAGGGTTGGTCTGACAGGATTAAATTGGCATTAGTCTCTGGAGTGGGGTATGCGTTAGGTGCGCTATTGGTATATCTGATTAACATTTTATAAAATTAAATCAAATCTATTATGTTTGACAGTACAGGCTATTCACCCAAGGACTTGGTCTTTGGAGAGAAGGGGCGCAACAAGTTGATTGATGGCATCACTAAGATTGCGGATGCAGTAAAGAGTACCCTTGGCCCAGGGGGAAATACGGTGTTAATTGAGTCACCGCATCACACACATGGAATTACGGTTACGAAGGATGGGGTTACAGTTGCCAAGGCTGTTGACCTATTTGATCCTGTGGAGAACCTTGCGGTTAGGATGATGAAGGAGGCAGCTGAGCGTACCGCTACCAGTGCAGGGGATGGGACGACCACCTCAATAATCCTAACGGAAGCGATGGTCATTGAGGGGACTAAGAGACTTACGCCTGACATTAACCGCACTGCGGTGCTAAGACATTTGCATAGTATGTGTAATGAGGTGGTCAGTCAGTTGTCAGCAAAGGCCAAGAAAGTGACGAATAAGATGATTGTTGACGTGGCAACAATATCAGCTAACAATGACAAGGAGATAGGGCGAATAATCGCTGAGGTGTATAAGGACATCGGAAGAGATGGTATTGTTACGGTGGAGAAGAGTCAGACCCATGAGACGTATGCGGAGACCACTAAGGGTCTAAAGATTGACAGGGGTTATCTGTCAAATATGTTCATCAACGACCAAAAAAAGGACGAGTGTGTATTTGAGGACGTGATGGTATTGGTGTGCGACATTGAGATAAGTAATATCTTGCAGATTGAGAACATACTAAAGCCAATCATTACTGAGGGCAAAAAGCTGCTCATTATCTCACCATGCAGTACCAATGTGGTTAATACCCTTGCGGCAAATGTTGTCAAAGGGAACGTAAAGGTCTGCGCTATTGCTCCGCCTAACTTTGGGTATAAACAGCACGAGCTGATGCAGGACATCGCAATAAGTGTTGGGGCTAACTACTTCAGCGAGAAAACAGGTGACGACTTGTCGCTCATCAACTACGCTGACTTGGGCCATGCGGCAAAAGTTATTGTCTCATCTGACAAGACCATTCTCCTCAAGTCTGATGCGAGAGCTAAACCTGAGCAGGTTGACGAGAGGGTCAAGCAGCTATGGGCAGCTCATGCTATTGCAAAGCGCAAGGCTGACAAGGACTTCATACTTGAGCGCATCGCTTCGCTTACTGGTGGTATCGGTGTGATATATGTCGGGGGTAATACTGACCTGGAGCAAAAGGAGCTGTATGATCGAGTTGACGATGCAGTATGCGCAGTAAGGTCTGCATTAGAGGAGGGTATCCTTCCAGGTGCCGGCAAAGCGCTCTTTGAGATTGACCATAGTAAGCTATTGGGTGAGTATGACAACCATGAGCTGAACGTAGCGTGGCATATCATGGACGCAGCACTTGAGGCTCCAATCAAACAGATACTAAAAAATGTTGGGCTTAACTTTGAGGAGGTGTATGAGTTCTTTACTCCTGAGGGATACGACAAGGTGCCTGATGGGCATGGGTATAATGTCAAGACCGGTGAGTTCGGGGACCTAATCAAGATGGGTATCGTTGACCCACTCAAGGTCACAAGGAGCGCTCTGCAAAATGCAGTAAGCGTGGCATCAACAATTCTTAGCACCAATGCCATCATCACAATGGGTAGGAGCTTTGAGATCTCTAACGCTAAACAATAAGACCAATGCTTAATACATTAGCTAAAAATATTTTTGAGGGGAATAAAGCCAGAGGATTCTGGGACAATGAGCGCAATGTTGGCGAGACGCTCATGCTTGTCGTTACAGAGCTGTCTGAGGCACTTGAGGCGCATCGGGCAGGTAAACTATGCACCCATAGTGACAAAGTTGCTTATATTGAGTCTGACGACACTGTACAGGCATTTAAGCATCATGTCAAGGACAGTTTTGAGGATGAGATAGCTGACGCTGTCATCCGACTGCTTGATATGTGTGGTGGCTTTAGGATTGACATAGACTTCCATGTGACATCAAAACTTATGTACAATTCATCAAGGCCATATAAGCATGGGAAGAAATATTAGTTCATATTTAAAACAAAATTCAAAAATGAAACATTCTTTGCATTCATCGTTTTACCCACACATTGACGCAAAAAAATTTACTGCTGTAGTAAAAAAATTAAGACAGTTCTTTGATGAATTTGATATGCTTGAGGTACACACTCAAAATAGGCTTAGCATATTGGCAGCCTGCGAGAATCCGCATAGCATTGCTAGTTTTACCTACAACCACAATATCTATCCTCTACCGCAGACTGGGCAGATGTGGTTAGAGCATGAGCTATTGACTCAGCCAGAGGAGAAGGGGTTCTACTGCTTGTCAACGAGCTATCGCAATGAGGAGTATCCAATCGAGGGTCGCCACTGCATGATCTTCCCAATGTTTGAGTTTGAGTTCATGGAGGTATGGACGAGCTTATAGACATGGAGAAAAAGCTTGTAAAATTCTTAGGCTTTAATGATCTTAAAGAGATGCAGTATGAGGACGTATGCAATGAGTATGGCGTTAGTATCATTGACAATGACATAGAGAATGCTTTATATAGAAACCATTCTGATGCGGTATTGTTAATGAACTTCCCAGAGCGTACCAATCCATTCTGGAATATGGCTAGAAATGAGGACACAGGTCTTGCTAAAAAGATTGACGTAATCCTCTGCGGTCAGGAGACAATAGGATCGGCAGAGCGCAGCTGCGATGCGAAAAAGATGAAGGAGACGTTCTACTCTATTGAGGATGGCAAATATGCTGAGAAGCTATTTGACCTATTCAGTTACAGTAGAGTGATAGATGAGCTTGAGGAGTTCTTGCAAAATAAATTTATCCCAAGAGTAGGTGGGGGTATTGGTATTACTCGCCTTATTAGAGCTATGGAGATAAATAAATTGATTTGATTTGGTTTTTTAAGTGTTATTGGGGTTGAGGAGACTCAGCCCCTTTTTGTCTAATTAAATTTAATCTAATATGAAATATGCAATTTTTTTATTCTTGTCTATTGCGGCATTTTCCCTTTCTAATCCAATACAAAAAAAGAAAGAGATACAATATCGGGAGGAGCCGGTACAAGAGGTTGTTGAGGAAGAAGAAGAGGAGGTGGTATTAGACTACTCTATCAATAAAAAGCCAAAGGCTGAGTGGACCGAGGTAGACTGGATGGCGAAGATGCTAATGTCAGAGACACCTGACTCAACTGACGTAGAGGGTCTAAGATACATGGCTATATCTGCAATGGTCAGAGCAGAGATGATGAAAGCTAGTGTCATAAAAGCAATAACATACCCAAGAGCATACAGCGGTGTGAATCTAGATAGCTATGTCTGGTGGAAAGCTGAGCCAACTAGTATACACAAAGCAATTGCGAGGGACTTAGTAGAGAATGGTCTCAGAGAAAGTGATCCAAGAATCTATGCCTTCTGCAATATGAGCATCATCTCCGAGAAGAATAGGAGATGGTTTAGGACTCTGAAGTTCTACAAAAAAGTCGGAGAAGTAACGTTTTTTCTTTTACCATAAATTTAATCTAATGCAACCAATAGGAAAATACATAGTCGTATCGTCAATTGACGAAGAGATTAAAACAGATTCAGGCATCATCCTTTCAGGTGACGATGCTAGCCAGTTCAGATATAAAAAGGGAAAGGTAGTAAAACCTGGTACCGATGTATCTGTGATAAAAGAGGGGGACGTTGTTTACTACGACAAAGGCTTCTCATTCACAATGATCATCAATAATGAGCAACATACAATTATTCGGGAGACCGACGTCGTTGTTGTTTGTTAAAGTTATTCATTTCAATAATCATATCTTTGTAAACCTTCTCGCTATACTTAGCTTTTCTTTTTAGAAAAATAGGGTTATTGCATTTCTGCACAGGGATGTCTTCTCCATTTAGCTTTCTGTATAAGTCAGCAATGAGAAGCCTCCCTTTGTCACTCATTTTGTATATAACTGCCGTTCCTCGCCCTTTCTTTCGAAAGATTTCAAACCATCCATCATCAAGCAATTTTTGAAACCTTTCCTTATTCCAAGTTAATATTCGATCAAATTCATCGAATCTTTCTCTGGTAAAGTATCCTTCGGAATACATAAATATCAAAACATCCAATTCTGCCTGTGATATTTTATGTTTTGCCTTAAAGTACTGACGTATTACCTTGTAATATTTCAGATAATCTCTGGGTGGTGTAGCCATTTTTATTAAATTTTATTGAATTTTATACAAATATAATGAAGAAAACTTATTATATTTGACCGAAATAAAAAAATATTCATATGCCAGACGATAAAAAAACCAAGAAAGAACCTGTTTCTGGGAGCATAGACTTAGCTAAAAAGCTGAATGATATTACATTTAGCAATAAACAGGTAAAAATGATTACTGATATGCAGAATGAAAATGCTAGAATAAAGGCTATGATGGGAAGAAAGAGAAGTAATCAAGCATCTATTCCAAAAATATCAGGATTAGCAACATTGGGTAATCAATTTAAAAATAGATAAAACCGATTTTTCATGAAAAAGACAACATCAACTCCAAATCTTCCAATGTCTTCTCGTATGCAGATGGCTGCTGGTGGTGACAAGATGGCTCCAATGGCTAAAAAGGCTGGCAAAACAGCAGCTACCAACAAGATGACAAAAGGAGGTTCTAAAAAAGCAATGCCTGCGAAGAAAGGCTACTAGTATGAAACTAGAGACTCAAAAGTTTATGGGCAAAAACCAACTTGTGTACCGGCTTGCAGCGCAGGTTGGTTCCATAGACCGAGCAAAAGCAATCTTAATTAAGCGTGGTGACATGAAACCTGACGGTAAGACACTCACAGCAAAAGGGATACAGCGAAATGAGATGACTGCAAGCGAAAGAGCGATAGATAGAGCAGCAAAAGCGTCAGGAAAACCAAAGTCAGACTACAAATACAATCCATTTACAAATAGAGCAACCTTAAAAAAGTAAAATCATGGCTAAGTCAAAGAAAAAAGAGGTCATAGAGGAAGAGGTAATTGAGCAACCTGTGGTATCTGAAGAGGTACAAGAGGAAAAGGTAGAAGAGACCAAGCAAGAAGAGGTACATCCTCACAAAGTAGGACTACAATCAAGAGACTATAGAAGCAAATATGGCAAATAAAGCGACAATGAAATGCAATAGCCCTAGATCATCTGACCGACCAGGAAAAAAGATGATGGTTAAGGCTTGCTCTGGTGGGCAAGAGAAACTTTTGCATTTTGGTGCCAAGGGTTATGGTAACAACTACTCAGCGGCAGCTAGAAAAAGCTTTAAAGCAAGGCATAAATGCGACTCAGCAGACGACAAGCTAACACCAAGATACTGGGCTTGCAAGCATTTGTGGGGGGGGCCAGGCAAACATACAACAAGTAACCCTAAAGGCAGACAAGGAAAGTACTAATGAAGGATAGTTGCTATAAAAAAGTAAAAGCACAGTACGATGTGTTCCCATCGGCAAGAGCATCACAGGCTATAGCCAAGTGTCGCAAGGAGTCAGGGAATGTCGTGAAGTCCGAGAAGGGTACAAGCCTAAAAAGATGGGAGAAAGAGAAATGGGTTGATACAAAAACAAATAAGCCTTGTGGGGCAGGAGGGAAAAATGAGTATTGCAGACCGACAAAGAGAGTATCTGCACAGACTCCAAAGACAAAGAGCGAGATTAGTCCTGCAAAGCTAGAGAGTAAGAAAAGAGAGAAATCAATTGTTGGTATGGGGAACAGAGTAAAAAAAGTATAACTATGAGCATAATGACAAAAAGTAGAGGCATAGGAGATACCATCGAGAAAATCACCAAAGCCACAGGAATTAAAAAAATTGTTGAGACAGTATCAAAAGCTACAGGGCAAGACTGTGGATGCGATAAAAGAAGAGACTCATTAAATAGATTATTTCCATATAATAATAACAAATAATGGCAAACGTAAGAATACAACCAAGTAGAGCATTAGCAATTGTAAAATCAGATGATGCTGACATACCATATCCGGCAGTAAACACAAGTGGTACTTCAGGTGCTGTTGTCGCAAACTATCTAGTTGATGCGACTAAGGATTTTCAAGCATTAAATGTTTATCCTGGCGATATTGTTTATAACACACAAACAGGATTAGCTGCTACGGTTACAGAAGCAGCAGTTACAGGTGCAACAGATAGAGTAAAGCTTAATGCTGACATATTTTTAGCTGCTAATACCTATGTTATTTACCAATCAAGCCCAATGGCAGGTGGTCAGAATACAGGAGCTATTCTGTATGTTGGTGTGGCAGGTGATATTGTAGTTACAACAGCAGGAAATGATATCGTTACATTTAAAAATGCTTATGGATTTATGCCAATACAAGTATTAAAGCTTTGGGACACTTATGGTGCGGATTCAACATCAGCAACTGATATATTGGCTCTTTGGTAAAATATAACAAAATGACAACAACATTAACAACAACAACTATGTCTATATCAGGAGGAGGAGCGCCATCAGCTTCAATGATACCCTATAATAATACTGTTTCAGGGTTAACAGCTACAAATGTTCAAAGTGCTATTGACGAGTTAGCAACTGAGTTCCTTTATACAGTTGAGCTTGTTGATGCATTGACAGTTGATTTTTATGCACCGTACGACTTGAAAATAAATAGTGTAACTAATATTTTAAATACACCTGTTACAACTATTGATGATGATGGTGTACCTTATACTTTGACAAATACAATTTTAGTAGGTAGCAAAATAACTGTTACTGTTGATACAGCAGCGGTTGTAAATCTTAATATAACAAAAGCATAGTTATGAATACTACATATATAAAAGCAACAGCATCAGGTGGAGGTGGCTCAAGCATAAGCACTGCAACACTAATGAAAACAGGACAGACAACGTCTTATCGTACGGGTGACGATGGAGATTTACAAGAGGGTAGAAATGTTGATTTTTTTACACTTGCTGAAAATAATGTATTTGGCACAACTGACAGATTTACGGATGAATTAGGCGGTCAAGTTTATGCAAATGATATAGTTATTGATTGGTCGACTTTTAATGGTAGTACGGTTTTGGGTTGGTATAGAATAAGAGGTACTTACACCGATATTTCATGGAATGATGCAATTGATAATTCTTTACTTTTTAGTATAGGAACATTTACAAGTGGTTGGAGATTACCGAATATGCAAGAGTTAATGTCTATAATAAATTATTCTACAATTTTGCCATATGATTATACACCAATAAATCAGAGTTTAAGTGGCGTAAGTTTTTGGTCTGCAACAACAGACCCTGCTACAACAAGTAACGCACTTATTTTTAGAAATGCTTGGAATGGACATACAAACACAAGAATAAAAACAAATACATCTACATCATACAGAGCGATGCCTTGTCGCACATTCACAGTAACAGGCACAACACTTTCATAACATAAAAAAATAATAAAATGCCAACTTATAAGTTTCCACAATTTCAAGTCGAAATTACTGACCCTATAGTAGAAATTAACCTAAACACCATTTCGGACAAAGCTATTGACAAGCTGTTAGGAGTTGATGTACTTTTAACAACTGATACGGCTTCTTTTGGAGTACGTGCTGAGGATATGCCATACGTAGACACATGGGATGATGCCGACATTCCAGATATGGTAAATATTTGGTTAGCTCAATATGCTGTTTAATAATGGGAGTCTATATTAAAGCAAAATCAAGTGCCCCAGCTTTAGACCCTGATGCGCAGGCATTCATTACAGCAGCAGGCATAACAGACCCTACTCAACAAAGTGCTATCAATAACTTAGTAATAAACCTTAAAGCTGCAAGTATTTGGACTAAGATGAAAGCGGTTTACCCGTTTGTTGGTGGTACTGCAAGTACTCATAAGTGGAATTTGAAAGACCCTCAAGATTCAGATGCAGCATATCGTTTAGTGTTTTTTGGTGGATGGACACACGATGCAAATGGCATACAAGGAAATGGCACAAATGGTTATGCTGATACTAGGTTTAACCCAAACACAGGATATTCAGTAAATGATAATGGACATATTTCAGTTTATTCAAGATTAAATCAAAGTCAAGTTGATGCTGATTTAGGATGTCAATCAGGCTCTAATTATTTAATATTATCTATTAGAAGATTAGACCAATCAAATAATACATATTATGGCGTAAATTCAAGTAATTTTGCAATTCAAAATGCAGACCCTAATTCATTAGGTATGTATGTTGCTAATAGAATTGGAACAAGTAATAAAGGATATAAAAATAATGCAATTGCTATAAGTGCAACTAATTCAGCAACTGTAAGACCTAATGCAAATGCATATATTTCAACTATAAATTCAGGAGGCCCTAATTCAGGTCTTTATTCTAACAAACAATTTGCTTTCGCCACAATCGGAGACGGTCTAACAGATACAGAAGCAGCAGATTTTTACACAGCCGTACAGAATTTTCAAACAACTTTAAGCAGACAAGTATGACATACGTAGGACTTTTAACAGAATCGCAAAAAGATAGCTTAATAGGTCAGCTTTACGATGAAGACAGCTATTTTAACCCTATCCAAGACTTGGAGGAAAACTGGATAATCAGCACAGAAGAAATGGATTTTTGTGTGAATCCTGAATTTATGTGGGTAAAAGATTTACCTTTGATAGAATATGTACCTAAACCTGCGCCACCATTACCTTACTAAAAGAATGAAAGCATTTCAACAGATACTCAAAGACAAAGGCTATTACTCAGGTGCTATCGATGGCATAATTGGTCCGCTTAGTTTAGCAGCAACTAAACAGCTTATCGATGCTGAATGTAACGACAGAGGGTGGGTGAAGCCTGTTAACGACTTTGTGTGGATTAGAATGTCGCAAACATTTGATAATAAGTATTCAGATTATGTTATTCGATTCAATGATAGAATAGCTGACATGGTTATGCCTTGCAGCACTAAAGCTGGCAATTATTGGATTCAGAATCCTGTTACTGTTGGAGGTATTACAGGCACAGCGGTTGCAGCTGAACAGCAGGTTATAGGATCTCATACCTTTACAACTTCTGCAAATTGGAAATCTCTTTGGCTTGGTGCGCCTTACTTTATGCAAACAGGAGCGGTTGAAATATACCGAGATGGGAATAAAAACGCCACTATTGATAAGACAATTAAGACCAAAGGTTGGTATGGTATCAACTTCCATAGGGGAGGTTTAGGTTCAATTGTAGACCAATGGTCAGCAGGTTGTATGGTTGTTCCTGATTCAAGATGGTTCGAAGCTATCAAAATATTTAAACCAAATCAAAAAATAAACTTTACACTAATAGAACTATGAGATGCTTGTTGGGGTACTTGATGAGGATGAAAAAAACTACCTATCAAATAAATGTTATGATGAGTATAAAAAATTTACACCAATATTAGAATCAAATGGACAATGGGTATTACCTTTGCATCAGATATATGAGAATACCAATATTGATTGTTGGTGGGTAAAATATCTCCCCATTATTGAATATAAAATATAAGAACCATGAACGTACTTTTTCTTCAATCTGAAACAATCCCATCATACTTAAATACTTTAGCAAATTATGGGGTACTTGGCATTTTTGCCATTCTAATGATTGCCTTGATTTACTTCATGGGGAAACAATTTTTTGTATGGCATAAGAAAAATGAGAACAGGATACAAGAACTTGAGAAAAAACTTGAAGAATACTTATCAGAAGATAGATCAAAACTTTTAGAAACAGTAGCGTCAAATAACCATGTAATTGAGAATAACACTTCAATGATGAAAAAACTTCTCAATCTTGTTGAAAGAATGGAAAAAGCACACTAAAATGAAACCAAGAAAAAAATTTAGAGATACAAAAGTAGGGAAATTTCTTGCAGAAAAAGCTCCAAAAATACTTCAAACTATAGGAGATGTACTTCCAAGTAATGGTACTTTAGGGATTGTAAAGAATCTCATAAATTTATCTGATGATTTAAGCCCAGAAGATAAAGAAATGCTATCAAAAGAATTATTGCAAATGGAAGAGCTGATGGTTAAAGATAGAGAATCAGCAAGAAATAGAGAGATAGAGATAGCAAAAATTCATAAATTTGATATTTTATTCTATCTTACAGGCGTGGTAGGGTTAGCGTCATTTTGTTTTATGATTTATGCAATAGTTTATCTTACAATACCAGATGATAACAAAGAGGTATGGATTCATCTTATCGGGATCACAGAGGGTATTGTAATTTCAATATTCGGTTATTATTTTGGCAGTTCAATTAAAAGAAATTCAAATTAAATCAAATGGAAAAGAATTACGTTTTACAAGAAGAGCTTGATAAAATTCAAGCAATGAATTCGGAATTTGCTAAAGCAAAGATGGCATTAGGAGAATTAGAATTAAATAAGCAAGGAATCCTAGGCCAAATAAATGCTATGCGTCAAGAGTTCTCTGATTATGAAAAAATGTTAATTATAAAATATGGACAAGACTCTGTTATAAATTTACAAACAGGGGAGGTTACTAAAAAAACATAAATAATGGCAAAGATAAGTACATACTCTACTACGTCACCGGCTCTTGGTGATATGCTCATTGGCACCGATGTCAATGACATGAACAGCACTAAGAATTTCACCATAGGAAGTTTATTATCACTCCCTGGATCAACTGCATATGTTCCATACACAGGAGCATTGTATAATGTTGATTTAGGAGTTAATGACATTACAGCCGCAGCATTTATAAAAGTAGGTGGGTTAGGTACTGAATTTCTTATGGCTGACGGTTCAGTTGATAATACTTCTTACTTGCCTGTAGCCACAGCAGCCACAACCTATGTACCTTATACTGGAGCTATAGGTGATGTGGATTTAGGAACTCACAAGCTTACATCTAAAAGCTTAGAGGTAACTACAGACGATGTTATAATGCAAGGCATTCAATGCTTCTCTGGTGACTTCTTCGTAATAGGAAACAATGGATTTACAGCATCAGGATTATTGATTGATTTTGCAAGTAGTAGTTACTATATTGGTGATTATAATACAGCATTTAACGGAACTTATATATATATTGATGATGGTAGTCAAGAGATAGAACTAAGTCAAGCGCTTAAAACAAATGGGGGTGTTGGAAGCTTAGGTGATGTTCTTGTAAGTCAAGGGGCAGGACTCCCAGCAACATGGACAAGTCCAGGATATTTAATATCTGAATATGGATCGTTTTATGATACAACAACGCAAACTACACTTGGACTTACCAAAGAACTAATGAAGTTTAACTCTACTGATTTATCTTTTGGGGTATCAATTATAAATGACGGATTAGGAGATCCTACTATAATAACGTTTAATAGCCCAGGTATTTATAATATCCAATTCTCAGCGCAATTGAGAAAAACAGGTGGAGCAGGAGCAACTTTATTTTGGATTTACTTTGTAAAAGATGGTCTTGAAATTCCGAACTCAACAACAGCAGTAACCCTTCAAAATAATGGGGATTTATCTGTCGCTGCATGGAATTTCTTTGTAGACATTCAAACAATATCATCTTTTTGTCAAATAGGATGGTATGCAAATAATATGAATGGAGAATTGCATTATGATGCAGCTCCTATAGTTGGAATCCCTGCTATACCATCAGTAATATTGACAGTTAACAAGGTAGGATAATGGATGTAAGGAAGATATCGATAGGTGCTGATTATAAGAACGCAATGCATTATGTTGTCGGGCAGAAAGTCTTAGGCGACACTAATGAGATTCATCTTATAAGAAGAGACCAATCTGGATCTATTCGAATCTACATAGTAAATAAGAAGCAGGAAGTGGTCCTGTGGAAAGAGTTTAATGATACTATTCCAATTTCAATCGAATTTAATATAGATTTTTAATGAAATCACCGACTCAGTTTATAGTAAAGCCTGTAAATGGGAGTCGATATAACAACACAAAAAGTATAGCTGGTGTTGAGTTCATTGTTAATACCTCTGAGGAGGAATCAAAGTTCTCAAATCGTTATGCTGAGGTTATAGAGACACCTATAGATTACAGCGGTCCAATAAGACCAGGAGACACCTTAATCGTCCACCACAATGTCTTTAAGTTCTACAATGACATCAAGGGAAGACGCAAAAGTGGTAAAAGCTTTTTTAAGGAAGACCTGTTCTTTATTGATGATGAGCAGTTTTTTTTATATAAGAGTGATGGCAAGTGGAATGCATATGATAGGTATTGTTTCGTGAAGCCTGTCCCTGCTGAGAAAAGCTACATAGTAAAGCCATTCACATTAGAGCCTTTGATGGGTATAATGAAGTACCCTAATGAATATCTAAGAAGTAAAGGTGTCAACGAAGGAGATACCGTGTGCTTTGCCCCTAACGGTGAGTACGAATTTGAAATTGATGGTGAAAAGCTATATAGGATGTATGACCATTTTGTGACAATGAAACTTAATCCGGTATGAGCAACAGAGAGCTAAAGCTTAAAATAATAAACTCTGGATATAAAGCCATAGAGGAATTGATAAAGGTTGCAGAGGAAAGTATTGTAACCCATGAGGAAGGCGATATATCGGCAGATAAGTTAAAGAATGCAGCAGCATCCAAGAAATTGGCAATATTTGACGCATTTGAAATACTTAGTAGAATAGAATCCGAGAAAGAATCTCTTGATTATATAGAGAGAGGTATTAGTAAAGTAGACTCAAAACAAGGCTTTGCAGAAAGACGATCAAAATAAACTTTATTATGTCGTGAAGGATTTAATTCCTTCGAATGCGATTACTAATAAAAACAGAGTACGCTCTTGGCTATACGGCTACAATGAGCAGTATGACATTGTCGTCATCTCAAAGAACGGTCAGATAGGAGAAATTATAAATATATCAGGGGTGAACATAGCCCTTCCTCCTGCGCCAGAGAACTGCCGCAAAAGGAGCGACTCAAAAGCAGAGCAACATTGGGAGCGTGTTCCGATACCTAGAGAACTTGAGAAGATAAACTCAATCTTCCAATGGAATGAAAAGCCAAACGAGTTTAAAAATAAATGGGTTGACTATATAGAGGATGAGTTCGATTATCGTGAGCAAGGTTTTTGGTTCATGAATAACGGTAAACCTTGTTATATCACAGGGTCTCATTATATGTACCTGCAATGGTCAAGCATAGACGTTGGGTATCCTGACTTCCGAGAAGCGAATAGAATTTTCTTTTTATTTTGGGAGGCCTGCAAGGCGGACCCAAGATGCTTCGGGATGATATACCTCAAGATAAGACGTTCTGGTTTCTCGTTCATGTCATCCTCAGAGTGTGTAAATCTTGCAACGCTAGCAAAGGATTCTCGATTAGGTATTTTGTCAAAGACAGGTGCCGATGCTAAGAAGATGTTTACAGATAAGGTGGTCCCAATCAACAACAAGCTGCCGTTCTTCTTTAAGCCAATAATGGATGGTATGGATAAGCCAAAGGTAGAGTTGGCGTTCCGTGTTCCGGCATCAAAGATTACCAAGAAGAATATGCATGAGGTCAATAACAATGACATAGTCGGATTGGATACTACTATTGACTGGAAGAATACTGAGGAGAACTCCTATGACGGTGAGAAGTTATTATTCCTAGCGCATGACGAATCGGGTAAGTGGGTCAAACCAAATAATATTCTGAATAATTGGCGTGTAACAAAAACTTGTTTGCGTTTAGGTAGTAAGATTATAGGCAAGTGTATGATGGGATCTACCTCAAATGCCTTGAATAAAGGTGGTGATAACTTCAAGTCCTTGTACTATGACTCAAACGTAGAGAATAGAAATGCCAATGGTCAAACAAAGAGTGGGCTATACTCCTTATTCATCCCAATGGAGTGGAATATGGAGGGCTTTATTGACAAGTACGGTATGCCTGTATTTAGAAAGCCTGAGAAGCCAATAGAGGGGGTAGATGGTGGCAAGATATCAAATGGAGCGATTGACTATTGGGAGAATGAGGCAGCGTCACTAAAGAATGATGCCGATGCACTGAACGAATTCTATCGTCAGTTTCCAAGGTCAGAGTCCCATGCATTTAGAGATGAAAGTAAACAGGCGATATTTAACCTGACTAAGATATATCAGCAAATTGATTACAATGACTCATTGATTAAGGAGCAATATTTGACAAGAGGTTCATTCTCTTGGAAAGACGGAATTAAAGACACAAAGGTTGTATGGAGTCCAAATAAACATGGAAGATTTTTAATTAGCTGGTTCCCTCCTGCGCATTATGCGAACAATGTGCATACAAGGAATGGAATTAAGCATCCAGGTAATGAGCATTTAGGGTCATTTGGTTGTGACCCATATGACATCTCAGCAGTTGTTGGAGGAAGAGGGTCAAGTGGATCGCTGCATGGGATGACAAAGTTTCATATGGATGATGCTCCAGTTAATGAGTTCTTTTTGGAATATATAGCAAGACCACAAACAGCAGAGATATTTTTTGAAGAAATACTTATGGCTTGCGTTTACTACGGAATGCCAATACTTATAGAGAATAATAAACCAAGGTTATTGTACCATTTTAAAAATAGAGGATACAGAGGATTTTGTATGAACAGACCAGATAAGCCGTTGAATAAGTTGACAAAGACAGAGCGAGAGCTAGGTGGTATACCTAACTCATCTGAGGATGTCAAGCAGTCTCACGCTTCTGCAATCGAGTCATACATTGAGAAGTTTATAGGATTTGATTATACAGGTGCATATAGAGAACCTGACGTAATTGGCAATATGCCATTTACAAGAACACTTGAAGATTGGGCAAAGTTTGATATAAATGACAGGACTAAATTTGACGCTGCAATAAGCTCAGGATTAGCAATTATGGCAAATCAGAAACACCTTTATATGCCAGAAAAGAAAGAATCAAAAATAATTATTAACTTTGCTAGATATACAAACGATGGGTTAACAAGTCAAATAATGAAATGAAAGATATAATCATAGACATACAGTACTCGGACTTCCCTAACCAATGGGCAACTGACGCAGAGAAGGCATCAGAGAGCTATGGGCTACAAGTAGGACAAGCAATTCAATATGAGTGGTTTAGAAAGGATGGTACATCTTGCAGATACTATAGCAGATGGAGAGAGTTCCATAAGCTTAGACTCTACGCAAGGGGTGAGCAGTCAGTAGCAAAATATAAAAATGAGCTGGCAATTGATGGTGATTTATCTTATTTGAATATAGACTGGACTCCTGTTCCTGTTATACCAAAGTTTGTTGACATCGTAGTGAATGGAATGGCTGACAGATTATTCAAGCCAAAGGCATATGCACAGGATGCTATGTCATTGGCAAAGCGTAATAAGTACCAGGACATGATAGAGACTCAGATGATTGGTAAGCCAATATTTGAGACGATCCAAAAGTTTACAGGTGCCAATCCATTTGTTACGGACCCGAATACGCTGCCTGAGAATGACGAGGAGCTGTCATTGTATATGCAAATAAATTACAAGCCTGCAATTGAGATAGCAGAGGAGGTAGCAATAAACACAATATTTGACGAGAACCACTACTACGACACAAGAAAGCGTTTGGACTATGACATGACTGTGCTTGGTATAGCAGTGGCAAAGCATGAGTTCTTGCTAGGTGAAGGTGTAAGGATTTCATATGTAGACCCAGCTAATATAGTCTATAGCTATACTGAGGACCCATTTTTTGAGGACTGCTTCTATTGGGGCGAGATTAAAACTGTGCCTCTTACAGAGCTATACAAAATAAATCCAAAGCTAACAAAAGATGATTTACAAAAAATATCCCAATACAGTCAATCATGGTATGATTACTACAATGTTGCAAGATTCTATGAGAATAGCTTGTTTAGTAGGGACACTTGCACTCTGTTATATTTTAACTATAAGACAACCAAAAAGGTAGTCTATAAGAGAAAGACAACGGAGAATGGTTCTGTTAAGATGATACCAAAGGACGATACGTTTAATCCTCCGGTAGAGATGATGGAAGAGGGTAATTTCGAGAAGGTCGAGAAGACCATTGACGTATGGTATGAAGGGGTGATGGTAATGGGTACCAACTACTTGATTAAATGGGAGATGGCTGAGAATATGGTTAGGCCAAAGTCGTCAACGCAACACGCAATGCCAATGTATGTGGCTTGCGCTCCAAGGATGTACAAGGGCGTTATTGAGTCATTGGTTAGAAGGATGATACCATTCGCTGACTTGATTCAGATAACTCACCTAAAGCTACAGCAGGTAATTAACAGAGTAGTCCCTGATGGTGTATTCATTGACGCTGACGGCCTTAATGAGGTTGACCTAGGTACAGGTGCCGCATATAATCCTGAGGATGCACTAAGGCTCTATTTTCAAACAGGTAGTGTTATCGGTAGGAGCTTCACTCAAGATGGTGACTTCAATAATGCTAGAGTGCCAATCACTCAGCTTACGTCAAACTCAGGAGCAGCTAAGACACAAATGCTCATCGCTAACTACCAGCACTATATGGACATGATTAGGACCGTAACAGGTCTTAATGAGGCGAGAGATGGCTCAACGCCTGACCCGAACTCTTTGGTTGGTCTACAGAAGATGGCAGCGCTCAACTCAAACACAGCAACAAGACATATCCTTGAGAGTGGTCTATTTATCTATAGAAGATTAGCTGAGGCGATCACCTACAGGGTGTCTGACGTTTTGGAGTATGCAGACTTCAAAGAGGACTTTGCCATGAGAATTGGCAGATACAACACCTCTATTCTAAATGACATCAAGGACTTATACTTATATGACTTTGGTATATTTATTGAGGTTACTCCTGACGAAGAGCAGAAAGCACAGCTCGAAGCCAATATACAGGTGGCATTGTCTAAAGGTGACATAAACCTTGAGGATGCTATTGACATCAGAGAGCTTAAAAATCTCAAGCTAGC